AAACAACTGATAGGAAAACGCATGCAGTCACTGAACTGGATAGAAACGCAATATGCCAGAGAGTATCAGTTGATCAAGAAGAAGCCTGGTGAAAAACAGATTGATGAATAGGAAAGGTGGTAAAAGAAATGTTATCAAAAAAAGAAGAAAATGCAAGAGAAAAAGTTATACTTGCTTTATCTGATCAGATCATTGATGAATTAAAAGACACTTCCTTAAAGCGTGATGAAAGTGTCTTGGTAAATCTGATCATCGGATTTGCAAAATTATTAAATGTTTAATCTCACTCTGATTCTGCTAATGCTTCATAAATTTTGATATAGTAGTCAGTAACATTTTTAGCACTTTGCTCAGGCGATGATGTATGCGGAATCAAATGCTGCTCTATAGCGATTTTAGTGAATTCTTCAGCAAGAGTCAGTGCATAGTTATCTGCAAGTTTCTGCTTCATAATATCACACCCCCTTTCCTTACAGATAAATATTATCACAGAAAAAGGAAAGGTCAATTATTCAATTACAAAGGAGGTGAAAGGAATGGATGAATTTGTAAGAAGAAGTTATATGTGTGAAGTACGTTCAGAAAATGGGGATTCAGAAAACGAGCGCATCATTGTTGGCAGACCGATCGTATATGAAAGCAAAACAGACATGGGATGGTATGACGAAGTAATCTGCCGTGGAGCATTAGACGAAACAGACCTTACGGATGTGAGCTTCCTTGTCAATCACATGACCGGAATGATACCGATGGCCAGAAGCCGAAAGGACAATATAAATAGCACGATGCAACTAACTGTGGATGTAAACGGTATGGCGATCCGTGCTGGTGTTGACATCGTAAATAATGGAACGGCAAGAGAATTCTGTTCTGCTGTGGATAGAGGAGATATCTGTGGCATGTCCTTCATGTTCGGGATCCGTAAACAACGCTGGGATGATCTGGATTCAGAGCATCCAACGCGATACATTGAAAAGATATCTGTCGTAAGGGAAGTGTCAGGTGTAACATGGCCAGCTTATGAAGATACAGATATTTCTTTGCGAGACAAAGAGAGCTGCGATGAAGCACGTCAGGCATTTGAAAATGCAAAAGAAGAACGGTCGCTGAGCAGGAAAGACACAGCCTGCATAAATAGAGCGAAAGCACTGGTACGTATGTACAGGAAAGGAAAATGAGGTATGAACATTAAAGAGTATTTGAACAATCTGCTGAATGATTTTAGAGAACAGAGAAGCACCTTGCGCACATCACTGGTGGCAGCAGAGACGCAGGAGGAGCGCCAGGCAATCAATGAAAGTTTGGATGTAGTGGAGAAACAAATCGAATCTGTGAATGAACAGATCCGTTCCCTGCCGGAAGAAGATGGAACCGGGAGCGGAGCAAACGGAGAACAGCGCGGATTCAATCCATTAGCAAGCTATGGGTTGAATATGAATGGCACTGCAGCTGCTACAGGAGAACAGGAACGTGAAGCACATCCTACAGAGACGATGGAATATCGTAAGGCATTCCAGAAATATTTCCGCACAGGTGAAATGAATGAAGTTCTGATCACTCGTGCAAATGAAGCAAATACCAGTGAAGACTTGGGTGTTGTGATCCCTGTCACAGTCATGCAATCCTTTATCACAGAAGTAGAGAAGGTACGTGGCCAGCTGTATTCAAAAGTAAAGAAAATGAATGTCAAAGGCGGAATGAAATATCCAATCGCATCATTCGGCGCAACCTTTAAGCGAATTACAGAGAATACAGTAAGTGACAGACAAAAAGGTGGAAAAACTACCGGCTCTGTTCAGTTTGGCTATAACATCGGCGAGATACGTATCGCAAAGACACTGCTGGAAACCATCCTGGAAACAGCGGCCTTTGAAACTGAATTGGGAAAAGTCATTGCGAAAGCATACGTGGAAGCTATGGACAAGGAGATCATTTCCGGCGTACAGGAAAAAAATGAGATGGAAGGTATCCTAACAGAAGCAAAGAAGGAAAGCGGAAGTCGCATCCTAGCAGATAACATCATTTCATTCACAGCGGATGATATCGCTGATTGGACAGCATGGGAAAAGAAACTGTTTGCAGAAATCCCTATGGCAATGGAGAAAGAACGTCCGGAATTCGTGATGGCGAAGCAGACGTATGTCAGCAATCTCTGCACGATGAAGGATACATCCGGACAGCCAATCAAGAAAGCAGGATTTGATGCCAGCGATAAACTGCACAAATTTAATGAATACGAAGTAAATCGTGTGGAAAAAGATATCTTTAAAGACTTTGACAGCTGTGCAGACGGTGAATATTTCGGCATGTTCTGGGTTCCGGAAATGGCATATGCAATCAATTCCAACATGGAATTTACACTGATGAGATATTTCGACCATGAAACGAATCAGTTTGTAGACAAGGCGCTAGTCGTAAATGATGGAAAGGTACTGGATCCGGCGTATATCTATCTATTAAAGAAATCAGTTCCGGCGCAGGGATAAGAAGGGAGTGACCATCCATGGAGGATGCACTGATCCTTGAAAAGGTGAAGATAGCACTGGGTGTTACCGGTAACTATCAAGATAGTGTAATATCATTCTATATCGCTGAAACGAAGGCATATCTGAAGAGTGCCGGTATCGATCCGCGTGTGATCGATATGCCGGCATCCTTCGGGGTGATCGCCCGCGGTGTGGCGGATCTCTGGAACTATGGCAGTGGTTCCGGTCAGCTATCCCCTTATTTTAAAGAGCGTGCGATGCAACTGAGCTTCGAAAAAGGTGATAACGATGTACCGGCCTAAAGATCCATTCATCATACCGGTGCTTTTACTGCCAGTGATTAAGTACGAAAATATCAAAGGAACTACAAAAAAGATATTCCTCGATCCTGCAGAGGCATCGGGTGATATGCAGCTATTCGTTAGCCTACGTACATATGGCGGAACAGAAACAATCGTGAATGGAGTTATAACGATCAGCGATACAGCGGTCGTGGAAACGTGGTACCGGCCGGATATCAAGGCAGACTGCCGGATATATGTGTGCGAAACGAAACGCACATACGATATCATATCTCCACCCGAAGATATCGATATGCGACACCAGTTTGTGAAATTCAAAATACGTTCTATAGGTGGCAAACCATGAGTAATAAGGTAGCATGTGACTTTGATGGTTTTGATGTATTGCTAGAAGCCATAGAAACTGTGAATCATGATATACGCCCCATGGTTACAGAAACTATGGAACACGCGCATGCACTCGTAACGCATGAAGCTGCCGCTGCTATCAAAAGGCACCGGAAATCAGGCGATACAGAACGCTCTCTTATTACAGAGCCATCCGTTAAATGGGAAGGCACTACAGCTGATGTGGATGTTGGATTCAGGATACGGAACGGCGGATTGCCGTCTATATTTCTGATGTATGGTACCCCACGTATGGCAAAAGATACTAAACTGTACGCTGCATTCAAGGGTGCGAAGATACAGAAAAAGATCAAGGAGGAGCAGCGGAAAGTAATGGAAAAGTATTTGACACTTGCAAAGGGGAAATGAGGATGAAAGATGAATTGATCAAAGTATTACAGACATTGGGCTTTCCAGTCTATCAGCAAGGGTCGCTTTCTGCAGATGAAAGATATCCGGATACATTCTTCACGTTTTGGAACAATTCGACTGAGGGAGTAAGCATCTATAACAATAAAGTGACGAGCTACATATGGGACTTTGATGTAAATTGTTATGCTATCGATGCCGATCAGGTCGAAAAAAATTTGGTAAAAGCAATACAACTTTTAGAAGAGCATGGCTTTATCATAGGTGATAAAGGATATGATGTAATGAGTGATGAGCAAACACATACCGGTAGAGGGACAAATATACTCTATATCGAAAAAAGGAAAGAGAGGATAAATAATGGAAACAGTACAGGAATTTCGCGGTGTTGATTGTTTAAGTTATGCACCGTTAGTATCAGACACGATTGAAAAATATGAAACAGGAGTAGTAAAAATGTTAGCGCCAGTTGCTGAAATATCAAAGACTACGGCAACGGCAAGCGACACAAAGTATTATAACAATATTGCATCATTGACGATCAATGCAGAAGGGGCAGACACTATCACTGTGACGATCCCTGCACTCGATCTAAAAACATACGCAGAGTTGCTAGGAAAAGAGATCGACAAAGAAACAGGTGCTTTAATGGATGGTAACGCTACACCTGTGTACTTTGCTCTTGGATATATCTTAAATAAAACCGATGGGACGAACCGCTATGTGTGGAGGTACAAGTGTTCTGCATCGATTCCAGAAGAATCAAGTGCAACACAGAATGCTGGGACGGATACCAAGAATCAGCAACTGACAATAACAGGAATCAGTACGATCCATAAATTTACAAAACCAGGTAAATCACAGAAGTCACTCGTTGTAGATGAATCAGATGGGCTTGCTGATCTTTCAACATTCTTTAATGAAGTAACTACATGTGATACATTAAGTCCATTAACGCCAACACCACCAGAAGGTTAAGAAAGGGAGGATCATTATGGAATTGAAAGTATGGAAAGATCAGAGAACAGTTGCTAAAGTATATGAATGCAATAACTATGATCTGATGTGGGGCACGGTCGAGGATATGCTATCGATCCTAGATAAGGTTGAGAGCCTAAGTACAGAATCAGAAGAAAAGTCAACGCAGATCATGTTTAATCTGGTAAGTGAGAGCAGACCAAAGGTCAATGAACTGCTCAAGGACATGTTTCCGGATATCACCGATCAGGACTTGCGAAAGATCAAGACAAAAGATATCGTTATGCTCATCGTTGAGTTGATGAGTTATGTAAAACATACATTCAAAAGTAGTGATTCCCCAAACGCGTAAAGGGACAGGGTAGATCCCTGTCCCTTTATGCATTGATGTTTGAAATTACAGATAAACTATGTGAACGATACCATGGACTAACTCCGTTTACTTTACGAAAAGAGAAATCAGGAGAAGTTCTCCTTTTGATCAATCGTGTAATCGAAGCGCGTAACTGTGAGAGTGTGCTTGGAGACGAAGAAAGAAGACCTGGAGATCAAGTTATATACGATAATAATGGGAATAAGATCATACGGCGTAAAGCTGTTGATGATA